ATACAGATATAAAGAAATAATAGGACTGGAAAATGTACCTAGTATTCAATTTTTTGAAAAAATAGAAGGATTTAGTACAACTAATATATTAAAAAATAAAAAGTAATATACTTATATATATAAAAACAAAAACAAAAACTTATGGCAGAATTAGATAACATTCCACAAAAACAATCCGTTGAGATTGAAATTGTTAAATTAGAAGAATCGGTATTAACTTCTATTACGGAACTAAATCAAAAAATAAATGCAATTATTTCCGATTTTGGTAACATTTACATTAGAAAAAAAGAAATAGAAGAAGAATTAAAAAGATTAGATACTATTTTAGAAGAATCTGAAGCTAAATTCAAACTAACTAACGAAGAATTAAAAGAAATTTTAGATGTATTGGATGATAAGTATCCACAGGGTAGAATTAATTTACAAGATGGATTGATACAATATCAACCAGGTGTTCCATCTAGAAAGCAATTGGCTGAACAACAAAAACAACAAACGGCATCAAATGCTTCGGCAAATGGTATGAAGGTTGTAAAAGAATAATCCTAATATTTATATAGTAAGAAAACTATATGAAAGGATTAACAAAATTTTTAGTAGAAACAATATTGGATGAAGCGGCAGGGATAGACAAAGTAGTTGTTGTCTATTCAGGCCGTTTTCAACCATTTCATAAGGGCCATTACGCAACTTATGATAATTTAGTACGCAAGTTCGGAAAGGATAGCGTATATATCGGAACTTCTAATATTACCGATTCAAAAAAATCTCCATTTAATTTTAAGGAAAAGAAAGCAATAATGATGCAGATGTTTGGAATTCCATCATCTAAAATTATTAATCTTAAAAATCCATATCGTCCTGAGGAAATACTAAACAATTATGATTCAGATACAACTGGTTTAATAGTTGTAGTTGGTGAGAAAGACCAAAACCGATTAAGTGGTAAATATTTTACACCATACAAAGGTAAGGTAGAGCAAGGATATTTGGATAAAGGATATGTATATGCTTCACCCGCCCAACCAAATCCTATTAGTGGTACTGATGTTCGTTATTGGTTAAGTGCTGGTAGCGAAGAAGAAAGAAAAAAGAATTTTACAAAAGCATATCCAAAGTTTGATAATCAAATATTCAAATTAATTACCCTTAAATTAAAAGGTTTAAAAGAATATATTAACGAAGAAATCAAATTAAACGTAAAAGTTGGTGATACTTTGTTAATGGGCAAATTCAAAAATAAAAAAGTGATTGTTAAATCAATAGGTGAAGATGAGTGGGGAATGCCAACAATCAATGGTAAGAAAGCAGTAACATTTAGAATTCCTAAAAAAGAAAATTTAAAAGAAGCAGCATCTAATGCTGGGTTTAGTGGAACTGCTGAACCTGATACATCATTTGTAGCAGATAGACAGAAAAGAATATTAAACAAAGAAAAGCCTGAAAATTGGTATAAGCAAGGTGGATACACTCAATTGGATAAGCCTAAAGCGGATAATATGAGAGGAGTTGGTAAAACAAAAGATACCGAAACTCAATTTAGAAAATCATATTACAAAATAAACAATGTAGAAAAAAGTACATTAAACCCAGCAGATGACCCACATAAAGTTGAAGATTGGAAAGAAGTAAAACCTAAAAAAGCAGTAAAAAAACCTAAAAGATTCTGGGAACTTCCTGAAACCCAAAAAGATACAATAATATCAAAAGAAGATATTAAAGAAATAGTTTCTGATTTTGATTCATTGTTAGATGAAATGGGACTTGGTGGTGGAGCCGGTGTAGGTTTGAGTTTACCAGGTGGATATATTAATGGTGCACCCAATCCAAAGGATGTTAAAAAAATGAAATCAAAATTGGATAAAGATGGCAGTGAAGAATACGAACCAATAGAAGAAGCTCAAGCTGTAAGTGGGGGTAAGGTTCACAAATTTATTACTGGTAAAAATTTAGGATTTAAAGGTAAAAAGTATTCTCATATTGATTTTGAAACATTAGGAATAGATAATAAAAATGGAACTATTCAATTAAGAATTATTTCACCAAAAGAAATATTTGGCAATGAAATGAGTTTAGATTTTAGAACTATAAGAAGGGGACCTTATTTTAAAACCGATACAAGTAAAGTAAAAGAAGATAAAATACCAGGTGGATTGGCAAAAGGTATGAGTTTATCTGATATAGCTAAACATCATAAGATGAGTTCGCAAACTTTAAAAAATGAATTTATAAAAGGGTATGCAGTTGAAAGAGAGCATACAACTGATGTAGAAGTTGCAAAAGAAATTGCGTTAGACCATTTATACGAAGACCCAAATTATTATAGTAAGTTATCTAAAATAGAAACTCCATTAAGTGAGGGTTTACTCTTGGAAGGTGGTGCATATGGGCATATGAATCACCCCTTTGATATTGAAATGAATCTTACATTTGGTGATTTAAAACAAATAGTGGTAAGAGCATTAAATGGTGATTTAGAATTAGCAAGAGAAAAAACTGATGGACAGGCTTTGGCAATTAGTTGGGTGAATGGAAGATTAGTTGCTGCAAGAAATAAATCTCATACAAAAAATCAGGGTGAAGGTGCAATGACGATTGGACAAGTTGCACAACAATTTGCTGGTAGAGGTTCATTAACCGATGCATACACATTTGCTATGAATGACCTTTCAAAAGCAATAGCAGGATTATCTGAACCCCAGCGTAAAAAAATATTCAAAGATGGTGCATGTTTTATGAATTTGGAAGTAATCTATCCACAAAATGCAAATGTAATTCCATATGGACAACCATTATTAGTATTTCACGGAACTTTTGAATATAATAAAGAAGGTGAAGTGATTGGAGAGAACCAACAAGCCGCATCTATATTGGCGGGCATGATTAAACAAATTAATAAGCATGTGCAAGATACATATACAATACAAGGACCTCCAATGCAATCGTTGCCAAAATCGGAACATCTTTCTAAATTACAAGGAAAGTATATTTCTATGATTAACAAACTTCAAAATGAATTTAAATTATCGGATTCAGATGGTGTAGCCGATTACCATCAGGCTTGGTGGGAAAATTATGTAGAGAAGAATGCAAAAAAATTAGATATTGGTTCAAAAATAGGATTGGTTAAAAGATGGGCGTTTGGTGATAAATCAATGCGTATAAATCAAATTCAAGATGATAAAATAAAAGCTTGGGCAGATAAAACTGATAAGCAAGACCAACAAAAGATTATGAAAGAAAACATAATGAAGTTTGAGCAAATCTTTTTAGGAGTTGGTGCGGATGTATTGGAATTTATGGAATCCGTATTAACAGCAAACCCATCAGACGCAACTAAACAATTGAGAAAAGAATTGGGTAATGCTATTAAACAAATAAAAGCATCTGGAAACCCACAGCAAATAGATAAATTAAAAATAGAATTAAGCCGCCTAAACTCTTTAGGTGGATTTGATAAGATTGTTCCAAACGAAGGTATTGTTTTTGTTTATGGGGGAAATACCTATAAATTGACCGGAGCATTTGCACCATTAAATCAAATATTAGGTATCTTTAAGTACGGAAGATAATCGTTTTATTTAATTTTGATATACTTATATATACAAATATATCAAAACCAATATGGCAAGAGAATTTAATAAAAAATTTATGCATCCAACTCGTAGAAAGTTGGTAGATATGGTATTAACCGGTGGTGAATACGAAAAGAACACACAAATATCATTTTCAGGAGCAGATAAAGAAATAATAAAAAGAAAAGTTGGGGAAAAGTGGACTGATGAAGATGGAAAGTCTTGGGAACAACATGCAGGCGGTAAAGTACAAACATCCGAATTGGGCGATATTATGGCTGAAACAAGAGCTTATTTAGATGCTTTGAGTAGATGTAAATCTGATAATTGTAAAACAATAAAAGTGGGTAGAGTTGACAAAAAATTAATATCTAAAACTGGATATTGTTTACACTGTCTTACTATAAGAGAAGCTCAAATAAAATATGATGGGTTATGGAAAGAGTATGAAGATTATAAAATATACTCTAATATGATTGCATATGGGAATGATGTGGTTGCACAATTCAAACAGGCGTATAGAGATGCAAAGCAAACATATGAAGTAGTTCAAGATGATGGTAAAATTGAAACTTGGAGTATGGAGAGAGATGTAGAAGAACTTAAAGCTGAAATTCTTTTGGAAATTGTTAAATTTGAAGGTGAGATTGAACAGGCTACAAAATTAAGAAATGAGGCGTACAATAAACTAAAAGATAAAAATTACGATTTAGTAAGACCACTTAACGATTAGTATGAGTACAGGTATAACACAAAAGAAATCTCTTAAAGAGATAATATCAGATGAATACAAAAAGTGTGCGGTAGACCCGATTCACTTTATGAAAAAATATTGCATGATTCAGCATCCGGTGAGAGGTAAGATACCATTTCATCTTTTCCCATTTCAGGAAAAAACTTTAACTGAATTTGCTTCTAATCGATTTAATATAGTTTTAAAATCCAGACAAACTGGTATTTCAACTCTTTGTGCAGGTTTTGCACTTTGGAAAATGTTATTCAATGGTGATTTTAACGTATTGGTTATTGCAACAAAGCAAGATGTGGCAAAGAACTTAGTAACAAAGGTAAGAGTAATGCATGAATTACTTCCTTCTTGGTTAAAGGGCGGTTCTTTGGAAGATAACAAACTTTCCCTTCGTTTAAACAATGGTTCTCAAATTAAGGCTATTGCTTCATCTCCTGATGCAGGACGTTCTGAAGCCCTATCACTTCTTATATTCGATGAGGCCGCCTTCATTGATGATATTGATGAGATATGGGTATCGGCTCAATCAACCTTATCAACGGGTGGAGCTTGTATAGCATTATCTACTCCTAATGGTGTGGGTAATTGGTTTCACCAAACTTGGTTAGGTGCGGAAGATGGTACAAATCCATTTAGTACAATTCGGTTACATTGGACAGTTCATCCTGAAAGAGACCAAAATTGGAGAAATGAACAAGAGAAACTATTAGGACAAAAGAAAGCAGCGCAAGAATGCGATTGTGATTTTGTATCTTCAGGAGATACCGTTATTGATCCTGAACTTCTTATGTTTTATAAAGAAACATATTGTAAAGACCCAATTGAAAAGACGGGATTTGATGGAAACCTTTGGAGATGGGAATACCCATCGGCAAATGGTTCGTATATGGTTGTAGCGGACGTTGCCAGAGGCGATGGTAGTGACTATTCTGCGTGTCATGTAATCGATGTAACTAATGCAACTCAAGTGGCAGAATATAGAGGAAAAATCGATACAAAAGATTTTGGAAATTTTTTAGTTAATCTTTCAACTGAATATAATGATGCATTACTTGTTGTGGAAAACTCTAATATTGGATGGGCCTGTATTCAACAATGTATAGATAGACAATACAAAAACTTATTCTATATGAGTAAGGATTTAAAATATGTAGATGTTGAACATCAGATGAAAAACAAATATAGAGCAGATGAAAGACAGATGGTGGCAGGATTTTCAACAACTTCTAAAACCCGTCCACTTATTATTTCCAAATTAGATGAATATTTTAGAGAAAAAGCAGTAATCATTCGTTCTAACCGATTAATAGATGAATTATTTACATTTATATTTAATAATGGTAGAGCAGAAGCTATGAAAAGTTATAATGATGACTTAACAATGTCATTATGTATTGGACTGTGGGTTAGAGATACTGCACTTCGTTTAAGACAGGAAGGAATAGACCTTACTAAAAGAACTTTAGGTGGTATAAGTTCTAACCAACAATACGAAGGAGTATATGGGGGAAATGATATGGTTGATAACCCTTGGAAAATGAGAGTTGGGGATGATTTTGAAGATTTATCCCAATGGTTGTAGTATTTTGATATTTTACGATATTTATGTTATATAATGTCAAAATAGAAATTCTATGATTAGATTAACAAATATTTTAAATGAAGACGAGTATGTAGATAATGCATATTCAAAAGGAGACCAACCACATGATAACCCAATCGATGATTATGATGAATTAGATGTTGAGCAAGAGGATATGGATGATTTCATAAACTTCTTAAAAGGGTATTCAACTCAATTAGAAGAAGCAAATTGTAATTGTGTATATGAAGCTGAGTATCAGGGTAGAGAAGTAAAGTTGGGTAAACCAACACAAGGTGATGTTAAGAAATTTAAAGTTTATGTTAAAAACCCAAAAACTGGAAAGATTATTAAGGTAAACTTTGGCCAAAAGGGAATGAATATTAAAAAAAATAATCCCGGAAAAAGAGCAAACTTTAGAGCAAGACACAATTGTGATAATCCTGGTCCAAGAACAAAAGCAAGATATTGGTCTTGTAGAAAATGGTAAAATAAATTATGGCAGAACAAGAATTAGATGACAGGAGTTTTTTTGGTAGACTGAAGAAACTATTTTCAACAAACGCAATCGTAACCGTTGATAAAGAAGGTAAACGTAAAGTTGTTGATACTGAAGACCGCCAATATAGTACAAACTTTGTAAATCTTAGAGATAGATATACAAAATTGCAACGCTCTTATTATGAAAATAATCAAGGAGCTCAATCTATGGCGTATCATCAAGTTCGTAGAGAACTTTTTAGAGATTACGATGCTATGGATACCGACCCAATCATTGGTTCGGCTCTTGATATATACGCGGATGAATCTACAACTAAGAATGAGTATGGTGATGTTCTTCAAATTAAATCTACAAATGAAAATGTAAGAGATATGTTACATAATTTATTCTATGATATAATGAACATAGAATTTAATTTGTGGCCTTGGATTAGAAATTTAGTAAAATACGGCGATGCTTTTATAGCATTAGAAATTATGCCTGGTAAAGGTATTATTAATGTCGCTCCACATTCAATATATAATGTAGAAAGATTAGAGGGTACTAACCCTAATAATCCTGACTATGTAAAGTATAAGGTTGAAATGGACCGTTTTGGTAAAAAAGAATATGAGCAATATGAAATGGCTCACTTCCGTATGTTATCAGACACAAACTTCCTACCTTATGGTAAATCAATGGTAGAGGGTGCTAGAAGAATTTGGAAACAATTATCTCTTATGGAAGATGCGATGTTAATCCATCGTATTATGAGAGCACCTGAAAAAAGAGTATTTAAAATTGATATAGGTAATATCCCACCACAAGAAGTGGATAACTATATGCAGAAGATTATTAATAAAATGAAAAAAACTCCATTTGTTAATAAAGATACTGGTGATTATAATCTAAAATACAACATTCAAAACCTTACTGAAGACTTTTTCTTACCTGTACGTGGTAGTGATAGTGGTACAACCATCGATAATTTACAAGGGTTGGAATATGCGGCAATCGAAGATATTGATTATTTAAAGAATAAATTATTTGCAGCACTAAGAGTACCAAAAGCTTACTTATCGTATGATGAGAACGTTAATGGTAAAGCTACTCTAGCCGCAGAAGATGTTCGTTTTGCAAGAACTATCGAAAGAATTCAAAGAACAGTTGTTAGTGAATTAACTAAAATAGCAATTGTACACTTAGCGGCACAAGGTATTGAAGATTCGGAAATGACAAACTTTGAATTAATGCTTACTAACGCTTCTACAATCTATGAGCAAGAGAAGGTTAATCTCTGGTCTGAAAAAGTAAGATTGGCAACTGATGTAAAAGCACTTAATATGTTATCCTCTGATTGGGCATACCATAATGTATTTGGACTATCCGAAGATGAAATGGATGTGGAAAGAGCTAAGGTGGTGTTAGACCTTAAAGATAGATTTAGACATAACTCAATCGAACAACAAGGACAAGACCCGGCAAACCCACCACAACAACAAAATGTGGAAGAAGAAATCAGTAAATTAAAAACCGAAATTGAATTAAATCGCGGAATTGGTAGACCTAGAGAAGGTAATACTTATGGTAAAGATAAACATCCATATGGTAGAGACCCATTGGGTAATAAAGAAAATGAGAAAGAGAGAAAAAGAGAAGATAGAGCATTAAATACAAACGCTAAGAAGCTAGCAAGAGAATATATAAACGGAATTTCATCAAAAAAACAAGTTTTAATTGAAAAAGCGGGTATGCTTGATGAAAAAAATCTATTAGACGATACTAAAATTTAATAAAGAAAAATTTGTTTATATTTATATGTGTTAGTTTATAGGGTAGAATAAATATAGGGTAAGTAAATGAAAAAAATAAAACATTCCAAATTTAAGAATACTGGAGTGTTATTTGAATTATTAGTAAGACAAATAACATTAGAAGTTCTTAATGGCGATAAAACTGAAAACGCAAAGAATATCTTAAAAGAATTCTTTTCTCCAAATACGGAGCTAAACAAAGAATTACGTCTTTATGATATACTATTGAAAGAAAAGTATAGTTCTGAAACAAAAGCAGATAGATTAGTAGAAACTGTATGTGATGCTCATAATAAGCTAAATCACGTTGCACTTTCTAAAGAAAAATTCAATCTTATTAAAGAGGTTTCTGCTAAATTTGATATTGAACAATTCTTATCATCCCCTATTTCTAACTATAAAACATTAGCATCTATATATAAAGTATTTGAATCCAAAAGAACAGACGTATATGATATTAAAGATATTTTTAATTCTAAGATTACCCTAATCGAAAATATTACATCAAAACCAGCTCAACAAGTTCAACCAACTGAAGATAAAAAGTTGATTGAAACCTATAAACAACAAGATAAAGACCTTAGATTACTTACCTATAAAATTCTAGTGGAAACTTTTAACAAAAAATATACAAATCTTAATGAATCTCAAAAGAATTTGTTAAAAGAGTATATAAACAACATTTCAAATACTACTAAATTTAAAGATTATGTTGGAACACAATTACCAACTATAATTTCTGAATTAAACGGTATTAAAACAAAATTACAAGATAAAGTTACACAAATTAAACTATCAGAAACTATTTCCGTTTTAGAAAAAATGAAAATTGGAAAGACTGTATCTGATTCACAAGTTTCATCTATTATGCTTTCGTATGAGCTAATTAAAGAACTTAAATCTAAAGTAAAATAATGGAAGCAAGATTAAAAGAAGCAATTCGTAAATATATTAGAGAAAGACACATTCAAAAAACTTTGGATGAAATGTCCGTAACAGGTAATGTTGCTGGATACGATACACCAAACGCATTTGCAAAGCCAGGTCAAACTAAAAAGAAAAACAATAGATTGGCTGGTATAACCGGTGGAACTGTTGTTGATGATTTAGAAGAAACAAAAATATTGAATCTAAAGCAAGAAAAAGAAAAACCAACAGCAGCTAAAAAAGAACCAGGTGCAGAAATTGCAGTTATTAGTGGTATGGAATTAGCTGAAAAGAATTTACATTTGGCTGAAAATCGTTGGGTTGCATTAAAAAGAGAAGATGGTTCTGCAAAATCAAAAATAGGTAAAGGTATTACATCGATTAAACAACAATTAGGAGAAGTTGAAAAATTCGTTAATTGGTATTCAAAGTTAAAGACTGAGAATGGTGTTACAAAAGATGATTACTATAAAAGAACACACAAAAGTTTACATAAAATCAAAGAAAGGTTAATGAATCTTTCAGAAAAAATTAGAACTTTATAATATGCCAGCACAATCTAAAGCACAACAACGATTTATGGGTATGGTTCATGCAGTACAAAAGGGAGACATGGAAGCACCATCTAAAGAAGTTGAGAAAGCAGCTGATTCAATGAGTGATAAAGCAGCTAAAGATTACGCATCAACATCTCATAAAGGTCTACCAAACAAAAAGGAAAATATGAAAATCACTAAAGAAAGATTGAAGGAATTAGTTAAAGAAGTAATGACAGAAGAATCTGAATATCAGGCATTCTTTCAAAAAGCATTAGAAAAAGTGGGTAAAGGTATCAATGACATGTCTGATGAAGAAAAAAAAGCATTCTTTAATAAGATAGATACTGCTTGGAATGGCAAAAGTGAAAAGAATGAAGATATTTCAGCGGAGTTGCCAAAAGCAATAATTCCATCAGCCGTTAAGCAAAAATTAGAATTGGCTCTTGATAAAATTAAAGATGCTAAATTAAATCCACAACAAAAATTACAATTAGTTGCACAGGTAGTTGATAGTTTAGGTGTTGATAAAACTCAATTAGGTACTATTGCTAATAAGATTAGAAGCAAAATGGAATCAAAGAAATAAGAATTATAATGAAAGGACTTTTAATAGAAACGAAATTATTTGAGGCTAAGGTACAAGAAGATGATGGTGGAAGAACCCTAGTTAAAGGTGTCTTGCAAAGAGCTGGTGCCGAAAACCAAAATGGTAGAGTTTATCCTAAAGAAATCTTAATGAGAGAAGCTAAGAAATATTTAACATTCATCAAAGAGCGTAGAGCTTTAGGTGAATTAGACCATCCGGATTCAACTGTTATCAATTTAAAGAACGTTTCTCATAATATCAGAGAAA